AAGATTATCTTAAAAAATATACAGATATCAATAACAAGTTTATTGATGATTTTTTTAGTCTTTACAATATTAAAACAACAGATAAAGACTTTGTTATAAATCTTGATAAAATAGTTTCTTGGTTAAGGACGTTAAAGAAACATTTGAAAAAAACACTAATAGAATCTTATGAGAAAGATATTGATTATAAGATTACTATCCAACCACCACACGGTAAGGGGCGGCCTAGTGAGGATATTATGTTGACACCTGCGTGTTTCAAGCGTTTAGCAATGATGTCTAGGACTGTCAAAGCAGAAGAGGTACGAGAATATTTTTTGAAGATTGAAGCACATCTAGATAAATATAAGAATCACATTATAAATGCACTAAATAAGAAAATAGAAAAGTATGAAAAGGAGTTGAAACCACAACCAGAGATTAAATCCGAGGGTGTAATTTATGTCTTGAAGACGAATGAAGATATAGAAGGTGTTTATAAGATTGGTCGGACAAAAGATTTCCAAGCTAGAATAAAAACACATCAATCATCACATCCTAATAAACTAGAAATTGCATATGTCTATGAAACAGAAAATATAGAACATGTTGAAAAATGTCTTAAAGACTTATTAAAAGACAAAGCATATCGAAAACGCAAAGAATTTTATGAAATTAACCCTGATATATTGAAAGACCTCATCGCGCAATGTGATTGCTTACATCTAACTGCTAGGAAAAAACCCGGGCAAATACGCAGTCCACATTGTCGATACATTATAAATATTCATAAGAAATATTCTACACCAGAAACCAATAAACAAATCCTGCTAGATAAACTATGAAATATGCTATGCAACTCTATCATAATTGCATTGCTAAAATTCATCTAATGCGTTCGGTTTTTATTAGCTTTTTATTCTTATTTTCTAATATATCTAGACATGGATTCTGCAAATGATTCAATAGGTGATGCTAGGATGAAACGGATTGGAACCCGAGAAGAAGTTTTTAAAGGTCTAGCTGCTCGGACTGCAGGTGGATTGAAAAAAGACGATATAATAGCTAAACAATTCGGCGCTCGTGTGTTATACATAAGTAAGCGACTAAGTGATAGAATGCGGGAAAATTTTCAGCATGCAAATTATTTCAGAAAACGTGTACGTAAAACTCTTGTCGCAACTAACAATACCCAGAATACAGAATCTATAACAAAAAATGAAATAAAACTAGCAGGGGCATCTCATGGCAAAACTCAAAAATTATCATTCAAAGTTAATGATAACACAGTTAAGAATGTATATTACAAAGAATTACAGGGTATGAATTTGCAAAAATTAAAAGAAGAATTGAAACAAGAAGAAGCTGAAGAAGATTTGGGAATTCCTATCGCACGAGAATTCAAAATTGAAGATGTTCCAGATATTTCTCTAGATGACCTAGAATGATACGCATAAGGTTGTTTTTAATTGTTTTTAGTGATAATATCTAATTGATTTATGAATGAAAATGTTTTTCCAACCACGGCAACAGGCCACATTGCGCCAAAAATTAATCCTAGTCCAAATCCTGTAGCACAAGAACCACTGTATCGTAAAAATTCACTTAATTGTGGTTCACATATATCTGGGTCTTCTTCCTTTTCTAGTCGCTTCTTGGCTTCAAAATCATTGCTTGATAGATATATACCATATAAACCACTGGCACCAACACCCGATAAATAAGTTGTTAAAACAATTCCTGCAAACATTTTATTTATTTTTTAACTATCACTATTACTATCACTAATTTGCTTCTAACTCATTCATAAGTATATTTTTTTATATCAAATAAAATCCAAACTAAACCAAACTAAACCAAATTAATCCAATAATTCGGTAATTTTATCAATGAACTTGCAATATGATTTATCTAGAATATACTTTGCTTCATCTGGATTATCTGTTTTACGTTTTGATTTATTACCTATGCTAGCTTCTCTAATTAAGTCTTGATTATCATTTTGAAAACGTTTTAAGTTATAATACAAACTAGTAATATCTCCTTCAAATGATGTGAGATAATCTATATTAAGAAGTTTCCTATTACCGACTTGTTCTTGCCGCATAAAATTATATTGAGTATGATGTGATAGTTTAAATTCTCGAATATTGGCACCTGCACTATTAGCTTGGTTTATAATATTTGCCGGTGCAGCAACACTAAATAAATCGAAATAATCTAGAAGCTCCCAATTTTTATCAATAAATATGGAATTATTCATTAAATCCGCATTCCTTATTGATTGATATGATTTTACTAGATTCTTATAAGCTTTCAGAAAATTATCTTTATTTTTCTGTTCTTTTGCCTTTTCCTGGATTTTAGATAAAATTGGGATTATATTATTGTAAAAGTTCATAAAATACAAGTTAGAATCGCCGGAACAGAAGTATCGGATTATATCTAGACTAGTATTATTGGTTAGAAAATAATTAATCTTGTCTAGAGGTGTTTCGCCGACATCATTAATTGTTCTTATAAGGGCCTGTCGATTGTTATCCTCCTGTCGATGGATGTCTATTTCCGGGTCAATATCTTCTTGTGATGGAGTTATTTGCAACTTATTATAATAAGAATGACACAAATGAATAACTTGTCGGTAATCACCATTAGCACATGTTATTATATCTTCTCTAGCAGTATTGTTTAATTGAAAACCTTCTGCTTTAGTAATACGTGTAATTAATTTATTCAAATCATTAGGTGCAGGTTTATCAATATGTAGTAATACGCCATATCGGAGTAATGCCTGCATTTTTTTCTCTTTAATACTATTGCTAGTGCAAATTACAGGACATACCCATTTGATTTTGTCTTTATCTCTAGTGGTTGGACTAGATTTCTTACGGTTTCCATTTTGTTTAGTAGTTGCTGGTTTGGATATTACTATATCAATTAATTCTTGTATACCGGATGATTCAGTCATTCCATTTAAACCATCAATTTCATCCATAATAATTGCAGTCCTTTTAAAACGATTTTTATTATCTAGAGCTACACTAACTCCTGATATGCCACCAATCATATCTCGAATCTGTTTCTTGCTACGGGTATCACTTGCGTTACATTCTATAATTTCATAACCATATTTTTGCAAGATTAGATGTGCTAGAGTAGTTTTGCCAACACCAGCAGTTCCATAGAGAATTAGAAAAGGTTTAGGGTCTGCATCTTCATTATGATTTAAATCATCTAACCATTCTTTAACTTTATCTAGCTGGTTCTTTTGTATATAATATTCTGCTAGTGTTTTGGGTCGATATTTTTCCGTCCATATTAAATCTTGCCTATTCGGTAATACAGCAGTTTCCATCTTTTATCCTGGTTTAATCTAGTATATTTTGTGTAATTCACTTTATACTTTACTAAATGAAAAAAGTAATACAAAAAATAAAATTAATAATTATTATTGAATAATTATTCAATAATTTTAATGGTGTCCGCTACCACCATGGCCACCACCACCACCACCAATGCGACCGCCCATATGAACGCTACCAGGTTGGATACCACCGTGAACTACGGCTCCACTGCTAGGTCTTAAGTGATGCCAACGACGATATCCTCCACCATAATTACTGGAACCACCACCACCATACCAACCACCCCACCACCAATAGGGGTCATAGAATAGTGCGGGGTCATAATAATATTCTTCATCTAGAGGATACCCTGGTGCTAGAACTTCTATAGGTTGTAATACCACTGGTGGCTGTGTTGCTAGAGGTGCAGTTGTAGTATTAGGTACACTATTAGAAAAAGTATTCGGTGTTGGTATCACTGATGTATCAGTATGTAATACGAAATAAACTAGAATGATAACTATGATAACTAGCAGAGCTATGATAATGGTATTCATTTTTTATTACTATCTTTAACAGTATCCCTACGGAAATAAATTATTGTGTTCTAGAACTTAAAATATTCAAAGAAAAGAAATAAGCTTAATTCATAAAGCTTTTAACATGCTAGCACATTGATGCCGGCGATTATTACTAAGTAAATAAATCAATTCACGTTGGATATCTGGAATAGGAATAACACCACTTGCACTTATACCTAATTCAATAAATTCCTTAGTAATTGCAGGGAATTCACCTAGCATTACTTCTGGTATTCCTAGCTCTAGAAATTTTTCCATAATTTTATCTACTTCTGTTTGCCGCTCTTCCCGAGTACGCTTAGACGCTTCCTGCTTTGCTATTTTAGCTTCCCTGGCTAGCCGTTTAGCAGATTTAGTGGGTTGTGTAGTAGTTATACCTATTGAGGAATTCATTTTAGTAAATCGATGTTGATGCTAACTATTCTAGATACATAAGAAAAAATACAAAAATAAACTATTATTCATTATCCAAGTTATCATCCAAGCCATCATCCAAGCCATCATCCAAGCCATCATCCAAGCCATCATCCAAGCCATCATCCAAGCCATCATCATATTCTTGATATTTATGTCCTAAAATAATAATTTCTAATTGAGGATAACGCTGTTTTATCTCTGCGACTTCTGGATGATTATATGATATTTCTAGTTTTTTCAATGATTTTGGTATTTGATTTACAATAGAATATGTATCATTAAAATATAATTTCAAATGTTCCAAATTACTATTAACTAAACTTATTGTTCCCTCAAAAAACTCATTGATTTCTAAATACGTAAGATTTGGTGTTATTAATAGTTCATCTGGATAATCAAATAACACACGTGTGGATTTCATATAAAATCGCTTCAAATTTGGTGGTAATAAAATCATATTTTTCAAATAAATATATTCAACGTGCAATTCTTCTAAATTAACTAATCTACTTAGCACTGCCTCTAGATTACTAATAGGTGTAGTTGGCAAATGTAATTTACGGAGAGTTATAGGTAATTCAATCAGGTTTATTTTATGTTGGAATTGTTCGATGGTATCACGGCTTTCAGCATTACATCGGCTAATATCTAATGATTCTAATGTTGGAGGCCACGACATTATTTCATCGGTGCCAAATCCACAGTTAGAGATTTTCAATTCTTTCAAACCTATTGGTGAGTTATTAAATGAATGCATATAATAAGCATTGAATCGCAATATTTTTATTGATTCAGGAAGACAATCTAATGGATACTCATAATGTGAATTAAATTCTAGATGATAAAGATTATTTGGTAAATTTTCCAATGGATACCTAATTTTTTCCAGATAACTATGCGCAAAATCTAATATTTCCAGTGAAGATGGCAAATTATTAAGTGGAAATGCATAATCACACATAATCGTTAAAGCAATAACACCATTAGGAATATCTAGAGGATAATCATGATTCCATTCCATAATCATAATGTATTTATAATTTTTTAGCAAATGGAAATTTTTTTTTTTAAATTTATCATCAATGCGAATCACGGAGTTTGTTAATTTTGGTATATCCCAAAAAGGTGTTTCTAAATAATTATAACTCATTATTGACTATTAGCCTGCGGCTAGTTTATGACCGAAAACTAAATATATTATTACTCGTAAAAAGTAATGTTTTAACTGTAAAAAGTATAAAAATATTAGTCCATTAACTCCCCCTTCGGGTTATAGTTGCTGTTGATTTTTGATTATGATTTTGTTTTATATTAGGCATATCCTTAAATAAACGGGCGTTATTTAAAAAACATACCTAAAAGATATCCAAAGGATACAGGATACTATTTGACAGCTAGCAGAATTACATACTAGCGGTTAGTATCTCTCATTTATTCCAGTTTATAACTTCTACT